AGTAGAAATGCACAGAAAAATACTAACCGTCGCAAGAAAGCTTGAGAAGGCTTCTAAGGCTCACGCCGGGCAAGCCAAGCTTCTTAAATCTATTGTAAACAATGGCAAAGAAAAAGGCAAAAAGCGGAGGTAAGATATGCCCTGAAGGTAAGGCTTGGGCGAGACGGACGTTTGACACGTATCCGTCCGCTTACGCCAACCTTGCTGCGTCCAAGTATTGCAAGGACCCTAACTACGCTAAAAAGGCTAAGGGCGGTAGACGAAAGGGTAGATAATGGAGCATAAAAAACCTAGTTTTCGCATTTTTCCTACTAAACATCCTTTTGTTACAAATAAAGATGGAACTCGTAGTAATGTTAAACTTGCCACATTTTCTTTTGGTGAAGGAGACAAAGAAATGCATTTTGTTATTCCGACAATGGTAGATGGTAAACAACTCACAAACGATGAAGCTGTAGCAAAGGCTAGACAAATGGGTCTAAAAAATTATCCAAAATTTAAAACACAGAAAGAAGCTGATACTTATTCTAAACAAATACACGGCAATATAAATGAACAAGGGTTTCTTTTAAAATAATGGCATCTAAAAGAATCCCTAGAAAAAGACCAGACGGAACCATTAGACCTAAGTCTAAGCATTCTGATTTGTATACGGATGAAAATCCAAAAGGCACAATCAAGGGTTTAGGATTCAAAGATGTAAAGACAGCTAAATCTAGCATAAATAAAATAAAAAGATCAGGCAGAACTCACGCACATAAGATACAGGCAGCAATAGCAATGGAACAACGGGCAAAGGTAATGAAGAAGACTGGACCTGCTAGAGTGTATAGAACCTATATTAACAGCATCAAAAAATCATAATGGCTCAACTAAAAGAATGGCTCAAGCAGAACTGGGTAAGGATAGGAACGGATGGATCGATTAAAGGCCCTTGCGGAACGTCGAAGGATAAGAAAAACCCTGACCGTTGCTTGCCTAAAAGAAAGGCTCTCAGCCTCACGAAAGCGGAGAGAGCAGCAACTGCGCGTAAAAAGAAGTCAGCAGGAGCCAGAGGAAAGACAGTTGTAGCCAACACACCTAGAGCAAGAGTCAGAAGCTAATGAGAAAGGAACACAAAAGTAAAAAGGGAGGACTGACTGCCGCTGGTCGCGCCTACTTCAAGCGCAAGACAGGTGCTAACCTCAAGCCCCCTGTTACTGAGAAGAATCCGACAGGTAAAAGACTTGCTCGTAAGAAATCATTCTGTGCTAGGATGGCTGGCGTAAAAGGTCCAATGAAGGACAAGAAAGGTAGACCAACACGAAAGGCATTAGCCTTGAAGCGTTGGAAATGTTAATCAATGCCTGAGTACCGGACATATTCAGGACTAGATGACCGCATTGCCAAGGATGGAGATGTTGGTTTTCTTGGTTTCAATAATCGGCTAAGACCTGATCAGTTACCAGTCGGTATACTTGCTGATGCACAGAACCTACGGACTGACCGCAGGGGCGAAGCACAGGTTAGAAAAGGTATTGATTTGATATCTAACCCTCTGTCAACTGGTGCATCTGCTCTTACCCTTCCGTTTACTCTAGTGGCTGATGATACATCTGTAACAGCTACGCAGACTGGTGGAGCCGTTGTTCTGACAGGTGTTACCGCTACAAACTTTCCTAGCTCTGGAACTGTTAATGTGTCAGGTGTGTCTGGACTCACCCCTGCGGTAAATGGTGATCGAGCATTTACAAAGGACAGTAGCACGCAGATTACAATATCTGACCAAACATACAGCGGAACGGCTAGCGGGACTGCAACCGTTAAGTTTGGAATACTCAATGAGGGGGCTGTAAATGCCATCTATGGATCCTGTGCCTTCTCAGATCCTAACGCATCAGCTAGTCAGTATATTATCTTTGCTTCTAACATAAAAGCAGTAGCAGTTAATACGTCTACTGGAGCAACTACAGATATTGCTTATCCGTCGGGAGTAACTGTTTCGGCTACAGCATCCATGCTACAGGCATTTAATAAGGTATTTATATTTCGTGAAGGCACGACTGCTTTAGAGTGGAATGGTTCGTTTAGCGGGACACCTGCCTTTACAAAAGTAGCTAGCGGTACTTATACTCAGCCAGTAAATCTAGCAGCTACTGGTTTTACAATAACAAATGGAGTGGCTACCGTTACAGTCTCTAATACCCTATCGGCTGGGGACACAGTAAATTTAATTACTGCTGGTGGTAGCACACTGACCAAGGGAACCGCTTTTACTGTCTCCGAGGCTAGTTCTTCTGAATTTAAATTTTTTGTTAATACTGACGATGTTTCAAATCAGACTGACGTTCACTTCATTAAGAAAGTATCTGTTGGCTTGGGCTTTACTCACATGCCAGCACCACCTTATGCGGTCTATCATCAGCGCAGATTAGTCATGCCATTCCAGTTCAGCGTTGATGCGTCAGCGGACTCATTTACTGCGAGGGGCATACTCGATGAAGTTATAGCATCTGACATCCTGGACACTGACACCTATGATCAAATCTTTGCTCAATACCGGTTCAATGCTGGTGAGGCTGACTTTAATGTAGGTCTGCACTCTTTCTCGGAAGACAACCTAATGGTGTTCAATCGCAACAGTATTCACTTAATTACTAACACAACATCCTTGGAAGCAGCTAGCACTAAACTTCTGACTAACGAGGTTGGCTGCGTGGCTCGTCAGTCCATTGTACAGGTTGGTAACCAAGTAATATTTCTTTCTGACAACGGTGTTTATAGCACTCAGTTCTTTGACGAATACAACCTTCGTGGCACTGAGACTCCCCTAAGTGAGCCAATCAACGTGACTATTCAAAGGATAAACAAGGCGCATCGGGACAAGTCCGTAGGCGTTTACTTTGATAACAGATACTTCTTAGCTGTTCCTTTAGATACTTCAACTAAGAACAACGCCATAATAATTTACAACTTCCTCAACAAGCAGTGGGAAAGCATTGACCAGGTATCTGATGCGGACTTCCATATTTCTAATTTATTGGTTGTTGGCGAAGGCGCAGAGCGTGGTGTGTACGCAGTCAATGACATAGGCGGGGTGCAGAAACTAGACGAACGGGTTGATGGAGTTGACAGAGTAATTACTCAGATTGGTGGAGCAGAAAAGACAATTAATATTCCGGGTTCACTGACTACTCGTCAATACACGTTTCAGAGCCTAGAGCGAAAGAACTGGAAGCAGTTTGAAATGCACCTTGAATCTGGCGCATCTACGGTGTCTGACTTTGATATATCCGCTGAGACTGAGAACCCAGACGCAAATCTTAATTTAGGCAAACTTAGTGATTTTGTTGGATCCACTTTGGCTGAGGCTGAGGATGTGTCCATCCGTGGTAGAATAGGTAACCGTCGAGGTTACGGAATACAGTTTACACTTAACAATACACTCGGAAGACCAAAGATTAGGGCCATCGAAGCCGATGGAGCCATATCCTTCCGTTCAACTAATAAAGCAGAATAATGTCAATTTTATCAAAAGGAACAACCTTTTCAACGGGCGATCAGGTCACGGCAGCTAATCTCAACGCCCTAGTTGATAGTGCAACATTTGCGGCAGGAGCCGTAGATGACAGCACGACAGCCCTCGATAGTTCTTCTCCAAAGAAAATTATTGTAAAAAATGGAGGTATAGGTACCACCCAACTAGCTACCAGCTCAAGCACAACGACTGGCGTTACTTTTGAAAAGATGCAGCACGTTGCCGCTAATACTGTATTGGTAAATGACACTAATGCAGAGGGTGATATATCCGCTAAGGCCGTTGCAAATACGCAGATACTAATTGGTAACGGCACTGGCTTTACAGCCGCTGCTCTTAGTGGTGACGCTACCATGACTAATGCAGGTGTTGTTGATATATCCGATGATGTTGCCCTAGGTGGTAACCCTACGACCACTACTCAGTCAGCCGGTAACAATACAACTAGAGTAGCTACAACAGAATTTGTTACTACTGCTGTTACTGCTGCTACTACATCACAAGCTATTATTAAATCCGATTCTGGAGGAGCCAGAGATGGGGCTAACTATTACTTTAAAAATATGTCTGAAGTTTCTGATCCAGATAGCATTGTTAGTTTTAGTGCAGGAGATATTACTTTTGCCTCAACAGGTACTTATCTTATAGATATATCAGGTAATTTTACAGATAGTGATAGTACGAGTGGTGATTATTATCAAATTCATCTTACCTCATCTACCTCTTCAACTACAAATTTATTAGATGGAGATGGTCATAATACAAATTTTATAGCTACTACATCAACTCATTCATTTTCTCAAAAATATATAAGAACAGTAAGCGATGTATCTACAGACAAGTTAGCTATTTACGCTGATCCAATTAGTGGTGCGGGTGCTACTGACTGGAATGCTTTTGACGTATATATTGTAATTAGTAAACTCACCTAATGGGATACAATCGCTTACTTCAATCCGTACAAGTAGCTCTTGAGAATCGCACTCAAAAGAATGCTATTCTTGCGATGGATGAAGTGGTGGACTTCTGTGTCGAGCATGAAAACGGAAAGGTCTTTGACGGCTGGGACAAGGAACTCATACGTCTAATGGTTGCCTATCACTGGGCGAAGCAAACTTTAATCGTTCACTACAATGAGGATACTTCTGTAAAAGCTGTCTTTATGTGGTATAATTGCAACGAGGACGATGGCTGGGAATTTATTAATAACTGGGAGGCCGACAGAGAGGACGGAGATAGTATATTTATGGCGTTTCTTTTCGCTGATGGTGATGATGCCTTCAAGAACATTACAATGGATTTCCTAAACCGTTGTCCAGAGGTTCTTGAAAAGAACAAACTAGGTATTAGACCAAGGGGTGGAATACCAACACGAGTAACTTACACAAATAGACTTTTTAAAAAAATATTAAATAATTAAAAAAGATGGGCAAAGGACGTACAACAATACAATCACCTGATCCGATTGATCCAGGTAAAGCAATGGGCGAATACCTTTTTGGTTCTGACTTTGGTCGAGCGCAAGGCGTTACTGACCCAATATTACAGAATCGTCTTATAGAAGCCGAGCGTACTTTTCGTCCTCAGTACACAGCACTAGAACTAGGTGAACAAGAGGCGGCGCTGTTTGGAAGAGACGGTCAGGCTGGATTAATAGAACTTCAAAGACGCGCTGCTGAGGAAGCTGCACCCATAGAAGATGAAGCTAAAGAGAGAGAAATATTAAGATTACAGAGACTTGGCAGTCAGGTAACTGACGCATTCCGCGCTGCTGACCCACAAGCAACTCGATTAGCTGATTTAGCAGCCCAACAAGCCGAAACACTTTTTGCTGAAGGCGAAGGTCAGCTATCTCCAGAAAGACGTAGGATGGCTGAACAAGCAGCTAGGGCTGGTTCTTTGTCAAGAGGTCGTATTGGTGACCAAAGTTCTGTTGCTGCTGAATTACTTGGGCGTGAGCAGATACGCAGTGGTCTACGTCAAGAGGCTAGGCAAGCGGGTCTTGGTGCATTTCGGCAAGCGCGTCAAGTTGGTGCTGACCCATCTCAGTTCTTGTTCGGTCGTCCATCTCAATTTACTCAAATGGGTTCAGGTCTATATGGACAGGCGTATGATCTGGCGGGTCAACAGTCCGGACCTCAGCTATTTGATCCAAACGTAGGAATCAATATGGCTATGCAGCGTCAAAGCAATCAGTTCGGTTTGCTTGGCGCACAGGCACAGGCTGATGCTACACGTAGTGCTGGCATAGCGCAAGGTATCGGAGCAGCCATTGGGGGGTTCGCACAGGCTTGCTGGGTAGCCCGTGAAGTCTACGGGATTGACAATCCTAAGTGGTTATGCTTCCGAGCCTGGTTGCTAAATGATGCACCTTCTTGGTTCCGTAACTTGTACATAAAGCACGGCAAACGCTTTGCTAAGTTCATATCAAACAAACCTGTACTGAAAACAATCATCCGCAAATGGATGAATACAAGAATCAAATAATATGGCATTTCAAGTAGGAACAAAAGTTGACCCAAGACTAGGGGCATTAGACTTCAGGGGATTTACAAATGCTGCTAACATACAAGCTTCAGCACTTGCTAACCTTGGCAGACAGATTGGTGAAGGTATCGAAAAATACCAAACAAACAAGCAGGTTACGCTTGCTGGACTAGCTTCTCTTGAGGGTCAAGCAGCCGCTGAGCCGACACTGCTACCTGCCCTAAAAAATGCAGGTGGAGACGTAGGAAAGGCGTACGCAAAGATTGAAAGCGGTAACTATAATCAGCGCGATGTGTTGACGGTTAATGGATTTGCTAATGCCTATACT